TTCTGGATCCAAGGATAGCCTCTATATTGGGGATAGTTATCGGCTTCGCTATGGGGGCTTTTTCGGGGCTTCAGGGCATCATGAACGCCGTGCAGAAGTTGATGAATGTCATCAATGCTTTTCACCAGATGGCGTTTAGGGCAGATCTTGATGCCGTGATAGAAGACACCAAGAACTACTCTGAAGAGACAAGAGAAATGGCCAAGTGGATCAGAGATGTCAGAAAAATGGCAATATGGTCTCCGCTCGACTGGACGAACGATGTGTACGATACCCCATACAAGCTCTTGTATGAGGCTCCATACAATTCAATGTATAATTATGACAGCATGTATAACTCCGCTTATGCGATCTACCCAAAATAAAGGAACCACATGGCCGATACGCTTATGGTGATCACCGATGAAGAGACGAAAGATATCAATCAGGATGAAATGCTCGAAATAATCGAACATGATCTATCGAAATCAAGGCCATACCATGACGATGTCATGGCAGATATCGACCGATGGATGAAAGAATATCATGGCGAGCCATACGGAAATGAGGAACCAGGGCGTGCCGAGATCGTATGGAAGCTAATCAAAAAGCAGGGTGAAAGCCTGATTTCCAATATCATCAAACCCTTCTCGGGGAACTACGATATCGTCGAGCTGACACCCATAACAGAGGCTGATGTCTACAAAACAAAAATCAATGAAAAGCTGATCAATCACTTTTGGAACAAAGAATTCGAGCCGCTGCACTTCCTGAAGACACTTGGTAAGGTGATGGTTCCTGAAGGCACTGTCTTCATACGGGTAGGATGGGAGCATGAAGTAAAAGAAAAGCGTACGAAGATACCTCTTGAAGCGTTTACCGATGAGATGCGAGAGCGCCTTGGTTCCAGAGGAGCGGAATTCAATGAGGTCGATGGAGAGATAGAAATTATCGTCAGAAAGATTCTCAGCAACAAGCCAACCGCAAAGGTCGTTCGTAATGAAGATATCTATGTCGATCCGACAGCAGACAGCCTCGAGGAAGCGAAGTTCATCATTTATGAGATGAGAACCAGTTTGGGGGATATCGTAAAAGATGACATCTATGACGAAGATGCTGTAAAGCGATTGAAAAAAATCATTTTCAATAATGACGACAGACGCAGGGACGGGTTCGACCTTCATGACTATAACGAGTCGGATTTTACTTTTATGGATGAAGCGAGATACAAGGTAAAGCTCTATGAATATTGGGGAGACTATGACATTGAAGGTGATGGTCATCTGGAACCAGTGGTCGCAACGATGGCGGAATACAGCGATGGGGAAGAAAAGCACAGACTGGTTCTCAGGATGGAGCGAAATCCATTTCCGTTCAAGCGCCCTCCCTTTGTCTCTATAGTTCTCTATGAAGATCCGTTCAAGATCCACGGGAAGGGGCTCTCTGATATCGTTGGGGATGAGCAGAAACTCTCGACATCCATTGTGAGGGGCATTATCGACAATATGGCGATGAGCAACAATGGAATCAAGTTCTTCAAGAAGGGTGCGCTCGATCCAGTCAACTGGAACCGTCTCAAACGTGGGGACAGATTCGTCGAGGTCAACACTACGGACAGCATTACCGCATCCATTATGGACGGGAATTTCAATCAGCTTCCTCAACATGTATATGGGATGCTTCAAATGCTGGATGTTCAGGCAGAGAGTCTTACGGGGATATCGAAGATGATGCAGGGGATCCCTGGTTCCGAAATCAAAAGCTCGGCCAGCAACTTCAGCGCCATGATGACGCAGAGCCAGATCAGATTGCTCGATATCGTCAACAATATCAATCAGGGGCTAAAGAAGATCTTCCGTATGTGGCTTGAAATGAGTGTGCGCTATATCGACAATGACGAGATCAAGCGCATCACTGGAATAGATGTTCCTGCTATCAAGGAGCAGGAGACACGTCGCCTGGCCAAGGAGTTCGGCATAGATCAGCTCCCTGAAGATACGGCGATGAAAGCGATGATGCTTGTGGCTCAGGAAGTGGAAGATATGTTCAGCCGAAAGGATCTTAAATACGACATCAAGATCAAAGTTGGAACGGATGGCCTCAAACAGATCAAGATCCAGAATCTCAATATGCTGATGCAGCAACTCGCTCCTCTCGCAGAGACTGGTTCCGTCCCACCTGACGCCATCAAGCTTCTTGTGGCTGATCTTGCTGATCAGCTTGACAGGCCGGATATCAGCCAGATGATTACGCAGTATACTCCTCCGCCTCCTTCGCAGGAGCAGCAGATGGCAATGCAGCTCCAGATGGCAAAACTCGAGGCAGAGGTCACCAAGGACAAGGCACTTGCAGCAAATGCCATAGCCAGAACACAGAACGTCGGAGCCAAAACGCAAAAAGAGCTTGCCTCCATGGATGCCGATATCTCTAATAAATATGCTGATGTGTATAAAAAGATGAGCGAAACCGATCAGGGGGAGATGAAAGCCAAAGCGGAAGCTGGTTCCAAGAGAGCCAAGGCGATCAAGGACGTCGTAGACGCATCAAGACCAAAAGGAGGAACCAGTGGAGCGTGAAATATCCGAAGCGCTAAATAGGGCCGATATGGCGCAGAGGCTGATGAACAATGAGGACTTTCTCGAGCTGATAATGCGCTCGTATATCGATGACGGAATCAGAGACTTTGTCCTTGACGACAATGTCGATCACGAAGGAGTTAGAGATGAGCTGAAAGCGAGACGTATTCTATATTTATACATATATGGTATCATCGAACGTGCAGAAATACTAAAGAAGGAGCAAATGAATGACTGAAGAAACATCCTCCGCTGCAGCCGAAGAGCTGAATGAGGTACAAGACGTTTCTGAAAACGAAGAGTACCAGGAGCCTGATCAAGCAGATGAGCCGTCTGCCGCTGATGAGGAAGATGCCTATGCGAAAGCCTGGGAATCTATCGATACAACCAAAGACCCGTCCGAGCTGTTTGAGGAAACCGCTTCTCCCGATGAGCATGAACCAGCTGAGGAGGTTGGTTCCGAGCCTGTTGAGGAGAATGTTCCACAGACGGAAGGGTTGGTCATTCCAAATCCCGTTCTCAAGAGGAGGGGCAAGGAGATCCGCATAGACAATGCCGATGAATTGCTCGCTCTTGCCGAGAAGGGGTTTGACTATAGCTTCAAGATGGGGAAACTCAAACCCCATATGGCGATGATTAGAACCATCGAGGAATCCGGTATTACCCGTGAGGATATCAAGGCGCTTGCCGACCTGAAGTCAGGCAATAAGGGAGCACTTGGTTACCTGAAGCGTATCTCCGGAATCGAGGGTGAGGCGCAGTCGGACGACTTCTTCGCCACTGGTTCCGACGATGAGAATGTCGATGAGTACACTCCCGAAGTTCCGCAATCGGATCCGGTGATGGAGTGGTACAACGACTTCACGGAAAAGAATCCCACGGCAGGAGCCAAGGTCGCGGAGCAATACGCCGAGATCGATGACTCCTTCAAGGCTGAAGTGTACGATCCGCAGATATTCCCACGGTTTGCCGCCTCGATTGCCAGTGGAGAGTTCGAGAAGGTTTATCCTGAAGCGATGAAAATCAAGGCGCTGAACGACTCGATCCCCTGGCTCCAGGCGTATATTGTTGCCGGACAAAGGCTTGCTGGAGCCAATCCAGTGAAGGAAGAGAAAAAAGAGGAGCCTCCCAAGTCTGCAAAGATCCCCCGCCAGAACGGTTCCGGAAACAGGAGACGTACTGGCAACGATTACGACAAGGCATGGCAAATGGATATCAGTGAGCTTGAAACAAAGCTCTTTGGATAATAAGGAGTAACAAATGGCAATTTATGGCAATCCACTTGGTTCCGGACTTGGTGCGGAGCGAAGGGCGTATCTCGACAAGATGCTGCTGGAGAACACGATCCAGAAGACACAGTTCGACCGTCTTGCGACACTGACAAAGCCTCTTCCCCTGAAAAACTCGAAAGTTGCCGAGTTTGAAAAGTGGATCAAGATGCTGGATCTCTACTTCCAGAACAATCTCAATGAGAACTGGACTGGAAACGACGTGAATGCTGGCGAAGAGACCCTTCAGATGATTGGACGGGACGAGTATCAAAACTTCGTGCTGGATGAAGGAAGCTCCGGAACCAGCAAAGGGCAGATGAAGCTCATCAAGGTACAGACAGAAGTGTTCGTCATTGGTGACTGGATGCCCTATACTGAAGAGCTGGAGCTGTTTCATGACCGATGGAGTACAAGCGAGGCCATCAATCAGATGTCTGATATGTCTGCACTGGTTATCGATGGCTTCTATCGTGATCTTTACTACTATGGTGCTGGTCATGTCTATGACATTTCCGGGGATGGTTCCGGCAATGACAATGTTGTCGACGCTGCATTCGCCAAGGCGAACCGCAATCTGGTCAATGCGCTGAAGCTCAGTGGCGCCGATCCCGTCAGCGCCGTGATTTCCAGCTCTCCCAACTACGGAACCACGCCTGTCAATAGCCGGTATGTGGCCTATGGTCACATCATCGCTATCGATGCACTGCGTGACAACCCCGACTGGAAAGAACTTGAGACCTATGCGGCTGGTGTCACGCCTCTGCCCAACGAGATTGGTATGCTGGGGCAGATCCGTTACTGTGAAGATCCCAATGGATTTATCGAGGCGACCGGAACCAGTGGTGAGTACATTGCAGAGTTTGTCGTCGGTGGTAAAGACCATACGGCACAGGTTCCCCTGCGTGGAAAGGGTAAGCTCGAGACGGTCGTCAAGACCATTGGTTCCGGCGGTACAAGCGATCCTCTTGACCGCATTGGAAGCGTAGGCTGGAAAGGTTGGCTTGG